TGTCGTTATTCTTTTCAGTTAGAGACTCTTTTAAACCTTTGATTTCAGTAGCTAAATACTTAGAATACTTATTGAAATCCTCAGTTGATACGAATCTTGATTGTTCCATTTTGTTTTCTTCTATAGTTTGTGTTTGATTGTTTTCTGTATTATTTATCTCATAAATCAGAATGTCACCAGCGTCTTCAAAACCAAAAGACTCATTAACTCTTTTTAATTCAGCATTAGCAAATCCAGGATCTGCAACTAAATCATAAGTAAATAATTGTTTGATTTTAACTTGACCGTTAGATTCAACAGTACCAGCTGCTCTTGAAGAGATATGTAAAGGAACTCCAGCATCAACTAATGCTTTTGCTTGTCTACCAGCATCTGTATCTAATAATCTGATTTTTCCCATTACCTGTTTAGTATCTTTATTATAAGATAATTCTTCGATAATGTGTGAAACATTCTTAAGAGAGATGTCGAAATTTTGTGGGTGGTCTAATTCACCTAATAGTTTAGATGATTGGATTTTTGCCTGAAGTGATTCGATTTGAGGAACATATTCAGCTTCCGTATAAATACGATTGTTTCTGTTCTTTACACCAATTTCTCCAAAGCATCCTTCTAGTACATAAGATCCTGCACCGGATTCATCCTTGTTAAAAGATAGGGTATTCCCAGATCTTTCTAGAATAAGTAATTTACTTTGTGTAGTCATATTTATTGACAGTATGTTTGTTTATATATCTGATTGATTTTTTGAATTTTTTAAAAAATAAATTATAACTCACCTAGGTCTGCTGTCGGATCGCTTGCTCCATCATCAGATTTTTTATCCTCTTTCTCAGTTTCTTCTTTATTTTCTTCTTCTTTAGTCTGATTATAGTATTCTTTCAACTTAGACATATCACCGTCTTTGAATGCAGTTTGACCATATTGTGCAAAGAAATAGTCTTCAAATTCTTTTTCAGTAGCAGATGCTGCAATAGCTCCTAGAATTTCAGCAGCTTTAATAACTTCTCCGCTATCTAAAGACAGATCGTCAACATATACTTTAGAATCTTCAGCTTTTAAAGCTTCAGCTTCAGAAACGAATTGTTCAAATGTTTTAATAGTTTTCATTTATATTGATTTTTATTTTAAAATTACATTCCTCCACCCATCATCGCCATTGGATCTACTGGTGGTTCTTCTGCTTTTTTAGCTTCAGCTCTTGCTTTATAAGCTTTATTAGCTTCTTTATCGTCCGGAGACATTTTTAAGTATCTGTCAACCAAGAACTCAAGATCGAAATAGTGGTCTTCTTCCATTGTTACTGGATTTGTAATCATTAAGTTTTGATTCATATTAGAGATGAAGTCAAGACGTTTCTCCATTATCTCCATTTCCTTCAGTTCAGCGAACATGTTTTCTTCATTATATCTTAATGAAATTTGTGTTTTGAAAGCAGGATCATCTGAGAACTCAGGGTACTTAAGACACATTTGAATATAGAGTGGCTTAACAAGAATCTCTTGCCATGAACTTCTTAAACGATTAATAAATTTAGCAAATTTAATCTCGTCACGAATCATACCATCAGCAGCAAGATTGAAATCTCCACCACCGTCTTCATACATAAATCTATTGTAAGGGATTTTAGAAACTGCTTTTAATTTATCAGTGAAGTATTTTAATGCTTCAGTATCTGATAATTCTGGACCATCTCCACCAAGAGTTTCAATTTCTGGTTGTTCTCCATCTTTAGATGGTAACCAATATTCTTTATTAAATTGTAGCATTGGTTTACCATTAGTTTTCAGCATACCTGAATCCCAATCGAAATCTACAACTTCTTTATAGTTATTCATTAATTGTGCCAACGATTGTTTAGCACGTGTTTTAGATTTACCTCCAACTGGTATAATGAATTTCATTCTATAAGAAGCATTGGTAACAGCCCAAATAACGCGGGTGTGTTCCATAACTCTCATTAAGTTAAACGATCTAATTAAACGTTCAACATAAGAAATTCTTGATGCAGTTGTGATAGAAGAGTAAGAAATATAAATGATTTGAGAATCATATAACTTTCTCTCTTTAATTGGATCATCTTTAAACTGGATCCAAACTTTTTTACCGTCTTCTTTATTATAACCAGGTACTAGAGTAACTGGATCAATTTCTTTAAAACCGATGATTTCCGTCATTTCTGGATTGTAGATAATCTCAAATGATAGATAACCATCAACTAACCATTTACGGAAATAGAACCAAGCTGATTGATCGGCTGCAAAACCAAAATATTGATAGATGTTTCTATATGCTTTATTAAGATAACTATTAACCTCTTCAGAAACTTCCATACCGATAATATCGGGATTGGCGATAAAATTCTTCTCATCGTATACAATAGCTTCATCACAAAGAATATCAAGAATGTCTTCAATCTCATCATGCATTGAGAAGCCTCTTAACTCTTCTCTCTTTGTTTTATAATTCATGTCGAAGAACGGAATGTTCTTACGCATGTTTGTATCAGCCATTGATAGAGCAGCAAATGCTCCATAAATATCATCATTGTCTGAACCCATCATGTTCATTTGGCCGTAACCAAACTGATCTTCCATAGGTCCAATCGCTTGAGATTGTCTAAGTACTAAATCGTCGTAGTACATACCAAACGACGATAACCTTTTCAATCCATCACTTAGATTGAAAGGTCTCTTGGAACTAAAAGGTCCGTTTTTATTTACAAATCCCGCCATGTAGCTTTAGTTTTTTATTGTTTTATATATTAAGATTTTTATTGTCATTCTTTCCAGTGTTATCCTTAGGTGGCTTTATCACTTTCGGCTTATTGTTTTTATCAATATTATATTGTTTAAACTCATTCCGAATTTGAGTAACTGTGGCATTATGTATTTTTGCAAATTCACATATTGCTATTTTCGGCCAACTTTCATAACTTACAACTGCCTGATTTTTCTTTAAATTAGGTAAATATCTTCTAATTGCAAATCCAAATCCATAACGATCTAAAAACATTTTAGCATTTTCATATTTAAGATCGAGTAAAGGACTTTGTTTCCTAGCATCATTTGCTCTAGCACCTTTTTCATTTGCTTTAATCTTACCTTGTAGTCTAGTATAAATAGCATCTAACATTTCCTGTCTAAATTTTGCAGGAAGTAGATTTAAATTGATACCAATATCAGTATGGTCATGTGTATCTAGTGCTAAGACAACTGGTGCTTTATCAAACCATTTCATTCTCTCTTCGGTAATTGGATGCTCATATTTAAAAACATAAATTTTACCGGGTTCAAATCTTTTTCTAGTAGGTTTGGCTTCCATTGCCTCTCTAGCATCTAATGAAGTTTTAAACCAATTAGTTGCCACACTCTTAGCTTTGGCATATCCGCCATTGTCTTTGAACATTTCTTTTATTTGGTCTTTAATGTAACCCATTAATTGTCTTTTCTGTTAAGATTTGAAAATTCCAATTTCGATTGGAACAGTATGATTTGGCTGCTATATATTTATCCAAATTTTTAGTGTACTGCTCGACCATGTACTTATAACTATTAAGTGACTTAGCCGAATTTTTCTTTGGGGGAAGTGGTTTTTTAAGCTGGTCTTCTGGCTTAATTTCTATAAGAATGTCTTTGGTTTTACCATCATCTTGTAAAACTCTAATAAAAAAGTCTGGATTGTATTTATGTTCTCTACCATCCAGTCTCCAAAAATATTTAATTTCAACAGGTTCGCTTGACCAATAAATAACCTTTTCATTTCGATCGCACCAAATCATGAATTTCCGCTCCCAAGAGGAACGGAAAATTACTGGTGATTGTCCAACATATTTACTTTGATTTTCGGGCTGATAATATCCTTGAACAAATCCTGAATTCTTACTTGGTTTGACTTTCTTTATTGACATTAGATACTATATATTCCTCCGCCACCTTCTCCGTCGCTATCACCATTACTGGTTCGGTCTAATGAGATGGTACCTTTGTACTTTAAAGGATGTAGTTTATTCCATCCTTTTGCATATCCTCTTTTAGCAATTTCTGTAAAATATGCAAACGCATTTGTATATTGGGGATTAAAGTTTCTCCAATATTTTAATAAATCTAGTATGGCAAATTGTAGACAATCTTGTCGATCATCGTCGTTAACAAATCTTAATTTATTTAAAGCTTTTTCTGCTAATAGAATTAACATCTTTTCTGCATCTCTAGTTAATTTGTCTTGTTCTTTCGATTCAACTATTGCTGCATAAAAATCTCTATTATTTAGATAGTTTTTATTTGCTCTGGGTTTTCTTTCAGCCACGATATTTCGTTATTTTTAGGTATTATATAGCCGATAATAGATTTGTTTATTAACTCAAAAAAGGGGACGCTTTGCGACCCCTTTTAGAATG